TCTCCAAACACATCTCCAACCATTAAAAAGTAACAATTGTAACACAGCATCTCAATATTACCAGGTCCATAATGTTGTTTATTACCATCCTTAAAGTTCATGATAAGTGGGATTTTATAATCAGAAACTCGTCTTTCATGGAAGCCGCAATTAGCACATTCTTCCTTTAAGTAACCCTCTGTTATCAACCTATACTTCAACTTCTGTGGATTGAAATGAGATGCATCTACCCTACCTTCAATTACATCTAATATAGCTGGTTCTTTTTTGTTATGGTGAGATACTGATAAGAATTTAGGAATACCTTTACCTGACTGGTTTTTATGTAAGTCAAATAAAGATACTCCATTTTCATCCTTATACATCTTCATATACATCTTTAGATGTACATAAGAACAATTCAAATATCTAGCCGCAGCACGAACAGACCTTGTTTTGTCCATCGCACTTAAAATCATTTCTTTTGTTAACGGTTTCGCTTTAGCCATTATTCATCATCATCTTCACCATATGGTGCTTCATTCCATGTTTTAAAATCTTCAAGATCATCAACAATTTCATCTTCATCATCTAATCCATCATTTAATGTCTCATCCCATTCCTCAAATACTTCTTCATCTAAAACAGTTTTAATTGGGTCTGGTTTTGCTTTTTTGCCTGTTTCTAATTCTTGAATTTTCTCAAAAACATCTCTATCTACAGCATATGTTTCAATCCAGGTGTGATCACCTTCTCCCATTTGTACTGTCATTGCTACTTTCTTTTCAGCGGTTGAATGTTGGGTACATGTTTGTGTATGGGGCAATATAGCTATCCTCCTTGGATCAATCTCAATCCCACATGTAATACATTGTCTACTCATTTTTCTTTATTATTTGATTTATTTATTTTTTCTATTAGATTCCAAAGATCAGTTGGTGTTTTAAGAATAAAACGTTTTGGTTCTTTACCTGGGAACGTTATGTCTAATCCTAATAATTTTCCATCAGCGTCAAATCTATCATATACATACCATAATACTAGATTAGCTATGTCTTCTGAATATTTCATGAATATTAGATTTTCAATTATTTTGTAATAATTTTCTTCATAATTCCATAAATCGATTTTAACTTCCTCATGTAGAAAATTAGTTCTTAACCAACAGTGCTCTAACAGGATCACAGTTTCAATAAACGTCTCTTTTTCATTAGATTTATTTCGTTTATGGATTTTTAGTTTACCAAAATTACTTAGACTCATTTCTTTATAAGACCTACTGAATAGATTTTTAAAAATTCTTCTGTACTAAGTGCTTTCATTGAAGCAAAATGTATAACAGCTATACCTAATGTACCAGCCATACATGTACCAATTGGTTCTCTAAACGCGTCATTGTTAGCGTAGAAATAATAACCTTTATATTCGTATTCCATAACCTTTTATTTGATCTAAATATAATAAAGAAAATTTAAAAAATCAAACTATTTTATATATATTTTAAATTATTATTTTGATTGTGTTTAATATAACTTCCCCATTTATATTTAGCATACTCATGACAATTTGATTCATACTGTTTTGATAATTCTATTTGTTCAGAAGTTTTAGTACTTAATGATACGAAATGATAAAAAGGACAGTCATATGTTCTTAACATATTCATTCCATTTAATTGGCATTTCATAAAAAACTCCCAATCAGCTACAAATCCACTTGGTGATGGAAAATCCTCAGCAAATCCACCTATTTTCATATAATCCATTTTAGACATAAAAATAGGAAATGTAGATCCAGTTTCATCTATTTGAGGTGGTAAATTTTTAGTTTCATTTTGAAATTTTTCTAATTCAAATGTTTTAGGATTTCTACCGTAATCTTTAATAACAAATTGAGAAAACATACTAGGATAAGGTTCAATTTGATTAGGAGATATGACTGAGTTAGATTGATATATATTTAATAATTTAGTATCCCATAAAGAAGGGAATACATTATCATCATTAGCTATTAGTATTTTATCATATTGAGCATTGAATACTCCTAGATTAGTAGCTCGGCATGTTCCTACATTTTGTTCTAAGTTTAAAACATCAATATGTTTAGACCATTTTTCTAAAATTTTTTTATTTACATCATATTGTCCATCAACAACAATTATAATTTGGTTTACATTTTGTTGTCCCTCAACAGCTGATTTAATACATAAATCTAAAGCTTCTGGGGTTTTAAAAGTTGGGATGATAACACTTATCATAGTTAAATTGTTTTATAATAATCTCCAATTTGGAATTTAATTTTTGTGTTTATAGATTCTGAGTCACTGGGTATATAATTTGAATATTTAATTACTCTAAAATCAACACTTATTCTTGCTTTACCTGTTAGATTGATTTTGTTACCGTGCATTAAATTACATCCATCCCATTGTATACATTCTCCATAATTGCAATTCATAGGACTAAAATCACCTTTATCTTCTTCTGATTCAGTCCAGATAGTATTAGTATCAAATGCATCAGTAAATGGTAAAAAGAAATTGTCTTCTTTCACTTTAGCAGCCCACTCACCATTTCTATAATGTTTATCTTTATGAAATTCTCCTACAGCGATATTATTAGGATAACATACTCTAAAAGTAGGTATAGCTTGATAAACTATTTGTTCATTATAAAGTGGTTTTATAACTTCTAAAATAAATTTATTATATATTTGAATAAATTCATCAGTTCGAGCCCAATTATAAAACAATTTATGCCAATTAGTGCTTTGATCTTTTTCTCGCGTAAATACTTCTATATTATCATTTAAATCAGATAAATTATTAATTTGAAATATTGTTTCTAATTTATCTTTAAAAGAAAATTGATTTACATCATAATTAATTTTTTTCATATTTCATTCCAGTTTGTTAAAGGTGATAACCAAGCTGTTTCTCCGTGAGTTGCATATCCTGGTATTGGGGTTACTAATAATTCATTTTGGTCTCTTAATTCTAAAAACATTTGGAAATCATTAGGATGAGTTGTATTTGTCCATTTTCTTAAAATATGTTCAACTCGTTTTAAAGTAGATACTTTAGACGCGAATGTCATAGTTGTACTGTTTGTTATTTTCCAATGACATGAGTTTGTTAAATATACTCTAGTATCTTCAGCTCCACCTTCACAGTATGGGTTACCTCCCTGATTTGGACTTATGTACTTATCTGGGTGGTCATATAATGATACGAAAGATGCTCCTAAATCAAAACCTTCTTTAATAATTTTATCTGACTCAGGTTTATGTAAATAATCATTTTCTACAAAATAAATTATTTCATTATCATTTAACTTTAATATTTTATCTAAAGCTAAGTTAAATGTCCCCGCACCATGACCTACAGATACTTTTTCTATATTGATTGGATCAATATACTTTTTTATCATATTTAATGTACTCTCACTACAATTATCAGCTATAATATTAATATCACTAATATGATTAGAAAATACATTACAAAAGTTTTTTAAACAATTTTCATTATTTATGTAATCTGGTTTTACTTTATTATAACCAGCATCACTTATTCTGTAAATTATTTTCATATTATTTTATTATATAACAACCAGCTGGTAATCCTGAGTCATCATTGGTATGTCTTTGATTTATATTTAAAGACTCTCCAGTCACTGGGTGGTTAATAGTTTCTGGTAAGTTTTTTTGTTTAAAAAATGTTTTTATAGCATCTAATGTTTCATATAAACAAGAATCATCAAAAATGATATAGCCACCAGGTTGAACTTTATCATATAATTCTTCTAAGGTTTCAAGTGTGGCTGAGTAGGCATCAACATCTATTCTTAATAAAGCTACTTTTTCTATTCCTGAATTAGGTAAACTATCTTTAACAAACCCTTTTACAAATTTAATTCTATCTTGATCTCCTAAACCATAATTCTTAAAATGGAATTTAACTTCTTCTAAACTGATAGCTAATGGGCCTACAACATTATGAGTAAATTGAGGAGTGTGTCTTTCTTTAGAATATTGATGTTTAGCAATTTCTAAAGGTTGAAATCCTTCAAATGAGTCACATACCCAAATATTTTTATCTTGAAATATGTAACTTAAAAATATTGAAAATCCTCCCCTCCAGCATCCACATTCAACTATATCTCCTTCTACTTCTGATATTTTTAAGTGATGTTTAAATATGGTTTGAAATTCATTAGGATTAACCATAGTTATTTTGTTGTCTATTAGATCAAACATTAGATCTTCATATGTAGTTATTTTTTTCATATAATTTGTTTTTGTTTTGCGTAAATAATCCATTTCTGTAAATATTCATTTAAATTTGTATCGATATCCATTCTCTGCACATGTCTTCCAAGTTTTATTGAAAGTTGATTTTCATATATCATTTTTAACTGTCCATCACCATCTGGGTTTTGTTGGTTTTTTAGGCATCCTGTATCGTAGAACCATATTACTTGGTTTTCTAGCAAATATTGGCACACATCAACTCCTTTACTTTTGGCTATATTACATACATTCATACTATAAAAATCCCAAGGCCCATAACCAGTCCAATTACTCAAAATAGGAACCAATTCTTCATAAAATGATTTATTATACAAATCACACCATCCAGCAAATTTAAATTGATTAAGAGGCTTAAGGGTTGGTGAGTCTAAAGATGAACATATATATTCTATTTCATGAATATCAACATCAATATGGTTTTTATAAGGTATATTTTGAAACTTATTATTAACTAATATATCCCAAGAAGAATCCCAACTTTTAAATATTTGAGATGTTATAAGAAAGTATTTATTTTTAATAATTTTAGCAGATTCTAAAAAATAAAAAATTAAATGGGGATGAAAATTTACATCAGGACATATTGACATATAATAGTCAATTTCTGGGGATATACATGTTTTTTGTAGGTCTAAATGGCCGTATATGTTATCACCTTCATATATAAAGGATTTATGATTAATTTTATTTTTAATAAGATTATCTAATACTTTATATTTTTCTATAAAGTATTCTTTTGGAATTTTTGAAGT